GAAGTTCAAGAATGGATAACGAAGTGGCACGGAGCAATCAGATCGCTTTTGGATGCCCTTCCTTCGAGCCTAGCGGCCAGAGCAAACCCATCAGACCCAGAGTGTGCAAAGCAAGCCATCCAAGACGGAATCAATCAAATCTTCGTTACCATCCAGAAAGCAGAGGGGGCGTTTAAGTGAATGAATGTTTCCTTATCATCATCGCCACCCTCGGCCTGCTGGGATTGATTCTACCGTTCTTTGACGAATGAAAACAACGGTCGACCATATCTTCAAATTGGTAGAGCCATTGATAATAATTCTTTTTATATGGACTATTTTATCAACTGCCATAGGAAGTCATAGGCTAGATTGGTTTGATGCCTCTTTTCTTATTATCTATGCCCTTGGTATTCGGAAAACAGAATGAAACGCTCGCCCCTCAAACGCAAAACCCCACTCAAGCGAGGCGGGAAACTACGCCAAGTGTCTGCCAAAAGACGAAAACAGAACGAAGTTTATTCTGATGTGCGAGAGAAGTTTCTAGGCAACACGCCAGTCTGCCAAGTTTGCCAAAGCAAGATGGCGAGCCAAGTTCACCATAGGCGAGGGAGGTTTGGGGACAGACTAAACAAGGTGGAGTTTTTCTTGGCGGTTTGCTTTGAGTGCCATCATAAAATCCACATGAACCCAGCGTGGGCGTATGCAAAGGATTATTTGGTTAAGAGATGAAAATAATACTTGACGGCTCAATAAAGAATCAATAAAACATTGATAAATGAAATCCTATGACGAACTGATACTAGCAAAAGCAAAAATTACGCAAGAGGCTGGGTTTAAGGCAAAGCCAATTCATGCCCCCCTTTTTGATTGGCAAAAGCATATTGTTAATTGGGCTATTCAGCAAGGTAGATGCGCTCTGTTTGAGGATTGCGGATTAGGTAAAACCGCCCAACAACTAGAATGGGCAAGACAAGTTTGTGAGCATACCGGGGGAAATGTTTTGATTTTAACTCCCCTTGCAGTTGCCGAACAAACAATAAAAGAGGGCAAGAAGTTTGGAATCACAGCCCATCACGCAAAAGACGCAACCACCCTGCAAGGTGGAATAAATGTAACAAACTATGAGAAGCTAGATTTGTTTGATGGCGTTGAATTTGCTGGGGTAGTTCTAGACGAATCAAGCATATTAAAAAACTTCAGCGGAAAGACTAGGATTGCTTTGACGGAAAGATTCGCGTCAACTCCATATAGGATTTGTTGCACAGCCACGCCTAGCCCAAATGACTTTACAGAGATAGGACAACACGCCGACTTCCTTGGCATATGTACCCCAGCCCAAATGCTAGCAACATATTTTATTAATGACACATTCGACACCGGAACTTGGAGACTAAAGGGACACGCAGAAAAGGCATTTTGGAAATGGCTTGGGTCTTGGGCGGCCTGCGTCTCCATGCCAAGCGACATCGGCTTCTCAGATGACGGATATGTTCTCCCACCGCTAAATCTAGACACCATTCTAGTCGAAGTAGACGAGCGAGGAGAGGGCGAAGAACTATTTAAACACGCCACTCTATCAGCTACAACAATGCATAGAGAATTAAGGGAGACAGCGAAGCACAGATCAAGAGCAGTAGCCGACCTAGTAAATCAATCTAAAGAGCCTTGGGTTGTATGGTGTAACACAAATCTTGAGGCTGATGAATTAAAGGCGATAATTCCAGACGCAATAGAGATTAGGGGAAGCGACACGCCAGAAAAGAAAGAGAAAAGACTAGGGGCATTTTCAACTGGTGACGCAAGGGTCATTATCAGCAAGCCATCGATTTGTGGCTATGGGCTAAACTGGCAACATTGCAGAAATGTTGCATTCGTTGGACTGAGCTACTCATTCGAGGATTTTTACCAAGCACTAAGGAGATCATATAGGTTTGGGCAAAAGAAAAAGGTAAATGCCTATATCGTGCAAGCAAGAACCGAGGGGGCGATTTTGCAAGCCATAAATAAAAAGATAGGACAACACGCAAAAATGCAAGAACAAATGAAGATAGCCGCACTATCTTTAAGAAAAGGAGAAAAACCAAAAACAATGAAAACAGACATAAAAAAAGTATCTGGAAAAGAATGGGAGCTTTATCACGGAGACTGCGTAAGAGTGGCGACAACATTAAAGGAGGAGTCAATCGATTGCTCTATATTTTCCCCACCATTCGCCGACCTATTCACATATTCATCAGACCCGCAAGATATGGGAAATTGTAGTGGGAAAGATGAGTTTGCCCGACAGTTTAAGTTTCTGATTGACGAGCTTTTAAGAATAACGAAACCCGGAAGAATGGCTTGCGTGCATTGTAATGACCTACTTTCGACCAAATGGAAGCACGGAAAGATTGAATACCAAGACTTCTCTGGTGACATTGTGAGGGCATTCAGAACGGCTGGATGGTATTTCCATTCGAGAATAACAATATGGAAAGACCCAGTCGTTGAGATGCAAAGAACAAAAGCACACGGATTGCTATACAAAACACTAAGAACAGACTCCTCAGATTCAAGAACTGGGTCGCCAGAATATGTCCTTGTCTTTAAGAAGCCCGGCGAAAACCAAGAGCCAATCACCCACACGCCAGATGACTTTTCTCTTGATCAATGGCAAGAGTGGGCTTCGCCTGTCTGGAGAACTATCGACCAAGGGAATGTATTAAATGGGGAAATGGCTAGAGGCGAACAAGACGAGAGGCATATTTGCCCACTTCAGCTAGATGTTATAGAAAGATGCTTGATAATGTGGAGTAATAAAAATGATACTGTGTTCTCTCCCTTTGCCGGAATTGGTAGCGAGGGATATCAGTCATTGAAAATGGGCAGACGATTTATAGGCGCAGAACTCAAAGAAAGCTATTTCAAACAAGCGCAATCTTTTCTGGAAAATGCAAACCGCCAGAAAGAGCTACAATTCGCATAGATGAACATCGGGGCGTTCAGCCGAAGTTTCTTTGAGCCAAGAGAACAATTATCAATCCCAGAATGGGCAGAGAAAAATCTTACGCTCTCGGCAAGAGTAACGAACATACCCGGAGCTTATTCGACAACCCTCACGCCCTATGTTCGTGAACCCCTAGAGGCTTTTGGCGATGATTCGATTCGGAGAGTTGTGTTGGTATGGGGAGCGCAGACAAGCAAGACCACAACGATTCTCGCTGGCCTAGCCTATCGAATCGCAGAACGCCCTTGTCCGGTCTTGTGGGTGATGCCATCGGAACATCTAGCCCGATCATTTACAGAAACCCGCTGGCTTCCTATGGTGGACGATTGCCCAGCCCTAGCCAAAGAGAAACCAGACAACACCGACAAAATAAAAATCCTAGAGCAACATTTTAAGCGATGCTCGGTCTGGTGGGCGGGAACAAGTGCCTCGGCTCTTTCCAGTCGCTCCATTGCCTTGCTCTGTATGGATGAGGTGGACAAGTTTCCAGAGCAAGCAGGGTCGGGGAGGGAGGCCAATCCGGTGCAGTTAGCAGAGGCACGAGTCAGCACCTACCCCAATCATTTAATCATAGCAACCAGCACCCCGACAACTGCCGACTCAATAATATGGGCTGAATGGCAGAAGGGAGATATGCGTTTCTATTTTGTGCCTTGCCCTCATTGTGGATTAAAACAAAAACTAATCTGGGGACAAGTGAAGTGGGATGAAGCGGCCAAGATCGAAGATGGCGTTTATGATTATGCTCTAGTTAAAAGCTCGACCTACTATGAGTGCGAAGGGTGCAAGGGCAAGATTCAAGACGGCCAGAAAACCAAGATGCTCCGAGAGGGGGAGTGGAGGGCAACCAATCTCAAGGGAGAACCGGCTAGACGCTCCTATCACCTCAACGGCCTATACGCTCCGTGGGTTAGCTTTGGAAGTTTGGCGGTCAAGTTTCTACAAGATAAGCATAGCGGGATTATCGGCCTACAAGATTTCGTGAATCGAGTCCTAGCCGAGCCGTGGATGGAACACGAATCAGAAAAGATGCAGATCGTTCCCGGTGCTTACAAGATGGGCGAGGTTCGGATGGGCGATAAGCTGATTATGAGTTGCGACATTCAAGAGGCTGGGGGCTTCCACGCTTGGTGCGTTGTGAGGGCTTGGGATTTAGAGGGCAAACCAAGACTTGTGTGGGCGGGTAGGCTAGAAACTTGGGGCGACATAAAGGCAAAACAAGATGAGTTTGGTGTTGAGGATAAATGCGTGCTAATTGACTCGGGCGATCAGACTAGAGAGGTGTATCTAAACTGCTGTAAGCAAGGCTGGGTTGCGTTGGTGGGGTCGGACAAGACCAGCTTCTCTGAGATCGTTAACGAGCAGAAGGTTCAAAGGCCATACGCCCGAATCGCAAATGGAGACCCCTTTTCTGGTAAGGCAGTTCAATCAAAGGCAGGGTGGAAGTGGAAGCTCTGCCCGATTTGGCGATGGTCAAACCCATCAATCAAAGACATCCTCTCTCAATTATTGAAAGAGGAGGGATTCATAGCCCTAGATACGCCAGATGTCTGGAAGGTGCATATCGAAGCAGAGGTGAAGGTGAGAGTTAAGAATCCTATGACTGGTAGGGAAAGACTTGTGTGGAAGCAAATTGGGAAGCATAATCATTTAATGGATTGCGAATGTATGAACATCGTGGGGGCGGCACTCCACGGACGGCTCAAAGTTTCACCCGCAAGTTTGACAGAGGAGGTTGAGAATGGCGAAGGGTGATTTCATTGGGCTACCCCTTGCTACCCTCACTTCGTTGCGTGATAAATATATCACTTGCCTAGAAGCGATTGCGGTGGCTGGGTCAAGCTATTCGATAGCGGGACGCTCTTTTTCGAGGGCGAATCTTGGGGAAGTTCGTGATACTATCGCAGAGCTAACCCTTGCCATCCAGTCTGTCAATGGCACTCGTATCCGCACGACTTACGCCAACTTCTCGTGAAAAAAGCTCAACTCAATTTAATAGATAAAGCCGTTGCCTTTCTGAACCCGCAGGGGGCAGTTAATCGGATGATTGCACGGCAGAAGCTCGTCAACTTCTCTTACGATGCGGTCAAATATACAAGGGAACGCAAAGGGCCGAGTTCGCTTTCTGGTGCGGAAGATTATCGTTCCAACTATGACCGAGTAGAATTGATGAAAAGGGCGAGAGACTTGGCAGAGAATGTTGGCCTTGTTCGCTCCATCCTTATGAAGTTCGCCAGTCATACCGCCGCAAACATCTCCTACCAAGCCCGAACAGAGAATCCCGAAGTGAATAGCGATGTGGAAGCATACTGGTCTGAATGGTGGGATAAGTGCGATATCTCAACAAGGCACACCGGCTCAACCCTTATGCAAGTGGCGGTGATGTCGATGCTCCGAGATGGAGACTTTCTTTTTGCCCTAGTCCGAGACAAGGATGGCGATCTTAAACTCCAAGGCATCGAAGCAGACCGAGTGGGCGACCCATTCAAAGTTTATACCAGCCTCGACCTAATTGGAGGAATCCACATAGATCGAGCGACTGGCGCACCATCGGCTTATGATATTTATTCAAGGAGCATCGGGGATTTCTACACCTTCCAAGCAACGATTCCAGCAAGCCAAGCCTTTCACCTATTCGACCCACTCCGCATCGATCAATATAGGGGAGTAAGTGCTTTCCATACTGCTATCAACGACTGCACGGACATTTACGACATCGTGAACTTTGAGAAGATGGCGGCACGAGTTGCCTCTTCTCAATCCGCAGTTGTTCGCAGGAATAACAACAATGCCTCCGACCTCTCCACGCTCACAAACGATGAGAATGTTAATGGAGATACTATCAAGCTAGAAGCGATTGAGTCTGGCAAAATCTCCTACCTAGAGCCGGGTGAGGATATTGTGTTTCCCGATGGGCCGAGCCGTCCCTCTGGTGCGTTCGCAGAGTTTCACAAGATTCTGCTTCGTAATATCTGTCTTGGTCTTGGCATCCCTTATAGCTTCGCCGTTGACCCTTCCGCTATGTCTGGGCCGACTGCAAGACTTGAGATGCAACAAGCAGGGCGCACTTTCCGTAGATACCAGAAGCTCATCGATGACAAGGTTCTGCGACCGATCAAAAACATCGTGCTTGCCGATGCAGTCTCTCGTGGTTTGATCGAAAATAATGTAGGAAGCCGAACCACCAAGGGCATATTCAATTTCGGGGCGAATGTCTCCATAGACTTATCTAGGGATAGCCAGTCAGCGATCTCGGAATTTAAGACTGGATTGAGGACAGCGGCAGATATTTATAGTGAGCGTGGCCTAGATTTTGAAAGCTCCTTTAGGCAGAGAGCGCAAGAAGCGGCCTTGATTAAGAAACTAGCACAAGAATACGACATCCCAGCGGTGGCAATATCAGATATCGTCGAGAGCTTGGTCTATGCACAGCAAGCCGCACAGAGGTCTGGACAAGCTGGCGGTGGCGAAGGCTCTAGTGAACCAGTTGTGTCTGATGTCTCTCTCAATGGGGCGCAAGTTGCATCCCTCATCAATATCATCAATGCGGTTGCCGCTGGTGCTTTGAGCAAGGAGGGCGCGGTTTCAGTTATCACGGCGGCCTTCCCAACAATTTCAGAAGAGCAAGCAGTTCTAATCGTTGGGGGGATACAAAAGGGGAACATCATCCCAACAACAAAAGAAGAACGCATCGCAAGCCAGAAAGACGAAGGAGGCGATGCCTCGGGAGGCTCGACACCCCCAGCCCCAGAACCTACTACGCCCCCGACCGCCCCCACGGCAACCTCACAAAAAAAAAGTAGTCTAGAGATTTTAGAAAGCCTAGACCCCGCATCGATCAAGATGCTGATTGAGGGGATGATGGGTGGGATTGAGTTAGCAAAATACGATGGGATTGATTTTACCCCACCAGAAGGAGCTAGGGATGCCGCTAAAAGAGCCTTGGATGTGCGGGAAGGCAAACCAGCCAGCCAACGAGGAATGACCCCAGTAGGCATAGCCAGAGCTAGAGACTTGCAAAATGGCGTGAAGCTATCGCCCGACACAGTAAGGCGAATGTTGAACTTCCTAACTCGTCACGAAGTCGA